ATTCACGTCTGCGAAAATGGTATCTGTGGGTAAAACTCTTAGTAGTTCTACAGATTCACAGAAGATTGTCTTTCTTCGTTTTCAGTCGTTTGTGGAGACCTTAAATAAGCTCTATGGCTTAGATTTGGTCGATCCGCAACTGAAGACGCTGAGTGAACTCTCCAAGTTCTGCTCAGGACTTGTGGAAAAAGACAAAACACACCTTTGGTGGCGTCAGGTTCACGACGCCTCTGCGAAATCTAGGTTCGGGATTTCGCATTCTCTATTTCTTTTTCGGAAAGTAATCCCGAAGGAGAGACCTCAGGTGAGCGAGTATGTTGAGAAGCTTGGGTCCATTCAGGGGCCCCCAGACGATGACTTTCTCTTGTTCGCGAGAAGGTTAACTCGCAAGCTGTTCCAGCCTGGCTGGGACAGAAGTTATCAGGATGCTTGCCTCTCAAGTTCCCTACCCCTAACTTCCTGTTCGGAAAATAGTCGTAGGGAAGGTGGTTGCCGAGGGCTGTATGAAGATGAGTGGCGTTCTCGCGCTGAATTCTGCGAGTACGTGCTCAAGTCTGTTACAGGGCGCAACCGTGGGGTCTCTAGAGTAAAGGCTATAGAACGGTCAGGGAAGTGGAGGATCATTGCGATACCCCCTCGGGTTGACAATGCTCTCCGACCACTTCATAAAGCCATTTACTCGCACCTTTCCCGTTTCAAGTGGTTGCTTAGGGGAGAAGCGACACCGAACAGATTCAAAGATTTTACCCCGAGGGAGGGTGAAGTCTTTGTGAGTGGTGATTACGAAAGCGCCACTGACAATTTAAATTCGGTTCTCCAGCTAGCGATCCTTGATGAGCTGCTCGAACGGAGCTATACTGTCCCCTTTGGTATAGCGCAGCACGTTCGAGCCACCTATAGTTCGGTTCTAGACTATGGTGGCCCCGACACCGTTGTACAACGGCGAGGGCAGCTTATGGGACAGTTGACTTCCTTTCCCCTCCTGTGCCTTATAAACTACATAACGTTTCG